ACAGTATCGCGAGCCATGTCTTTGCAGAGCCCATCAAAACTAGCAGAGACAAGCTGATTGTTTGCAACGCTCATTGCAAACTTTGAGAATTCAACGCCCGAGTAGCGGTGATACGGCTTGTCACTGTTGTTCAAATCGCCATAGAATTCTTCCATGACGAATGACCTGCGCGTGGTGCCTGTCTTGAGCACGTTGGTCGTCCACGTGCCTCCGAGCAGCGCTTGCAAGTAGTTGTCATACGCGCCGTATCGCATCCATGTGGACAGCGCGAAGCTGCCCTTGCGCACACCAGTGCGCACGCCAGTGCGCTGGAAGTCAGATCGGATCGTGTCGTCTTCGAGCGTATCCATGTCGAGTTTCGGACCGCCTGAACGCACAAGCAATGTATCAAAGACAGGCGTCGCGGGCGCGCCTGCTCCATACGTAGCTTCTGCAACAACTGCCAGTCTGCGCGCTGCACCTGTAGCCATGATCTGATCTCCTTTTTAGCGCGTGATCCGCGCTTCCCATTGAATGTCAACTATTGACAGAAAATACGTACCATCTTTACGCGACATGCCCGGCCCACAGCCGGTTATAAGCACCGCCTGCCCGTCTTGCGTGAGCCAATGCCCAGCGACGAAAGCAACGCGCAGCAGATCAACAAACAAAGCGCCACTGTTGCCGCTTTCAAGCGGCGCGTAGTAGTTAACCTGTGTGATCCCCGGTATCAAGTCGCGCCCGCCGTAACCGAGAGTATCCACAGCGGCTTGCCCTGGTAGATGAAATACTTCTGCGTAGGCGTTGCCATCAGGCACGATCACAGGACCGTTTGGCCACTGCACAGGCAACACGCCGAGCGCAGTCGCAAGCGCGTTTTCAACGGCAAGCTGTGCGCTTGCGTAGCTCACGACATCAACTCGCCTTCGCGCACGGCTTGGTTGATTAGCTGTCCAACAGCAAGCAGGCTGATCCTAGCCATGCCGTCAGGAGCCTTGACGCTTGAATGCCCCTCATACTCGATGCGAAGCACATAAGGCGCGTTGTTTGAAAAGTAGAAAGTTTCATCACCTTGCAGGCGCGCCAAAACGTCAAGCGCTTGCTGCTTGACAAAGCCACCTGCTTTTGACTTGCGCGGTACTTCGTCCATCTCAGGTGTGCCAACGGACGCTTGCCAGTTGCCTTTCAAGTGCCCGGTCAAGACTGGCGTTTTATCAATGATCATGATGCACAGTTTGCCAATAAATACGCGGCGGATGCGTTCAACCTGCTCGAGCGCATCGCCTGCAAACTGCTCTATTTCCGCTGCGAAACTCACTGGGCTACACCAACCGTGTAGACAAGCGGCGTGCCTGCTGGATTCGCAGGCGTGCAACCAACAACAGGCCACACAGAACCGTCGGAAAGCGTGATCGTGTCTTGTGGCACAGGTTGGAAGCCGAGCGCGGGAGAAACCTTGAACGCGCGAACCGTCTTCTGCACAAGCGCGGCGTCAGCAAGGCGTAAGGCGAAGGCGTCGAGCAAGACTTGCGTAACAGGCACCTCAACCGCGTAAGCCGTTCCCATGCGCGTGGCCGCGCCTTTGGTGACAGCGCCCGTCGCTGGGTTGCGCGTGGGCGTGTACTGCGAAACGGTAATCTCCTGCCCGTTATTCGTCAGCAGCTTGTCAGACGTTGCAGCTAGTGCGGCGTAATTCATACGCGCACCGAAATTCCAAAGCCTTCGGATCCGCCGCCTTCAAGCAACGGCGCAAGCAGCGCACGCGCGGCGGTCAACTGCGGCTGTGGATTGCTGTCGCCGTGATCGGCGTATTGCACTTCCACTGCGCCTTCGATGCGCTCTTTGATAACAACGCGCCCGTCGCCTACTGGCGTCAGCGTGCCGAGCGAAGCAACGTCGCAGGCAAGCTGCATCTGCGCCTTAACAAGCACAGAGGGGATCGCGTCTGCATCGACCGGGTAGCCGTCAACAACAACGCCTTCGCGTGGCCACTGCAACTCTTGATCGGCAGACAGCTTGCTACCTTGAAACTCAGCGCGCAGTGCTTCGATGTAGTCGAGCGCCTTAATCAAAAGTACTTCAACAGCGGCGTCGGTCGTGGGCAAGGTTAGCCCGCGAGCCAGCGCAAAAGCGCGCGTGTCACTGACCGAAACGTAGCTGTTAGCTCCGTCCGGAAGGCTCCCATCCTCGACCGTCAGTGACACGCGCAAATCTCCTTAGCGGTGCTTGTGCTGCTTGGGTGCGTTCGTCAAGGCGTCGGCTTCCGCCTGTGCCTTCGTTTCCGCATCGATTTTCGCAGCCTTCGCCGCTTCTTCCGCCGCCAGTTCTTCAGCCGTACGGCCGGGCTTCACAACTTCGATCCCCTCGACGTTCAGATATGCCGAAGGCACAGCGCCCGCAACCACGTTGCAGTGCTCGCGCAAGTGCGTAGCGTGCTCGGAGTTACGAAAGGCTGTGATGGCAAGCGCCGCAGCCGCCGCGCGTTCTTTATCGGTCGGGACAACGCCCGCCGTAAAGTAGAGTCCCCTTTTAGTAGCAGTTTTCATAGTGCCCCTTTACTGGTAAGCAATCGCGGTGATCGTGTTGCTTGAAATGGTGAACGTGTACGTGTGTCCGCCTACGGTAAGCGCTTGCCCACTGTAGACTACCGCCTGTGTAGAAGGCAGCGTGTTTGGTGTGGGCGGATTGCTTGGATTCATGATCGTGTAAAGCGACGATCCCGAGTCAACGCCGCCGTCACGATACGTTGGTGGAATCGCACCGGCAACATAGTCAGCAGCCACACGCTTTTTAGCCGATGTTTGCTGCCCGTTCAGAATGCGAACCTCAAAAGCAGGCGGCACAAGCGCATTCAACTTCGCGATCTCGGCTGCTTGGCCTACCGTCGGCGTAGGGCCTGACGTGAAATACAGAATGCGCTTCGGCGCGGCTACTGCGAAAGCAGCAACAAGCAGCGCACACAGAGCAGACGCAATCAAAAGTAGCTTTTTCATGGTTCAGATCTCCCAAGTAAGGAGCCGATCACTGGCGCGGCAAGGAGGCAACCGCGCCAGTGATCAGCAAGCAGGTTAGGTAGAAAGAACCAGCACGCCAGCCAGATCCTTGGCAGACGTGGCAGCCTTGTCCCAGTTGGTCGACACAGCCAAGGCCGCATCATTGGGGCTCTTGCCGCCGTTCGCGGTGTCCCACTTGAAACCCTTGATCCCGAGGTTGAAAGAGCCCTGCGCCTGGTAGGTGTCCTTGATGTTGGTGCGCCCGTTCGCGGTCTGCGTGTTGACCCGCGTATCGGCGGCGTTGTCAACTAGCAACGCAGCGCCGGGAACCAAGCCAAGCGCGCGGTACTTCGTGCCGCTGCTCGTGTAAGTCAGGATCGGGGCGTCGGTCATGATCAGCACGCGCCCGAAACCGTCTTCGCGGATGTTCAGATCGCCGAAGCGGAACAACACGTTGGTGTTGGTGATCGCGCCTGCAAACAAGTCGTGCATCGACTTGCTGTGCATGACCCAAGCCGCCAGCGACTGCGCACGGTCGCCCATCTTCGCAGATGCAAGATTGAGCGCCGTCAGCGTGACAACGCCGGTACCAGTGTTGTCCAACAGATTGGTGGCCTGGCCCGAAAGCCCAGCGACCAACGCCGTCAGCGCGAGGTTGAGCTTGCGTTGCATGATGCCGACGGCAAGCTGTTGACCGATGAACGCGCCAGCTTCGGCGGGCGACTTCTGAATCCAAGTCCAGAGGTGCTGATCGATGTTGATGGGCGGCGTACCCCAAGCAACCTTGACCGAAATTTCAACCAGGCGGGCAACGTCGGCAGAAGCGACGGCATCGTCGCTGTAGGCGTCGCGCGAAGTGACCAGATCGGCGATCAGCGCGTACTTCGCAAGCTCGGCAAAGTCACCTTCGTTGTTGCCGTTCTGAAGCAGGATCGTGCCGCGACTGGCGGCATTGAACAGGTTCACCTGTTGATCAACCACTTCGGTTGACGCTTCATATGCGTACTGCTGAAATAGGGCAAGGGATGCAAGAGCGTTCGCGGCCATGATGTAACCTCCGAAAGTTTTGTGTCTAACCGTCGGAGGGTACAGCGGCTGCTGCGTGCTATCCGGCGGCTCGTTTGGCGTCTAGTCGCGCTACCAAGTCAGTAGGCGACATCGTAGCCGTATTGCCTTTGCTGCCGCTCGGGGCACCGCCGCCAGAGCCGCCAGGAGTGGCACCGCCACCGCTAGCTCGTGATCCAGAGAGTAGCGCATGATATTTGGGAGTTGCAACTATTTCTTTTTTCAAGTCGTCAATCGTAGCCGCTGACGGCTTGCCGTCAGGACCAAGAACGCGCGTGACGGCCTTGCCTTCTGTGGTGATTTCCACAGTGAGCCGCCGTTGCACGGACTCTGCCAGCAACGATGCGGCGTTTGC